TACTGTTTCACACCAATCTGGATCGCCCCAACTATCCCAAGCATAACCATCTGTAAACATCAAAAACCGCTTAGGAGTTATATTATTTTCTTTCATATATGTCCAGTTCACCATAAAGTCAGTGCCGCCGCCACCAGCAATTTCGTATTCAGAGATGTCTCTACCATCATCTGCTGAAAAGTCATCTTCGTTGTATACTTTAGTATCAAAACACCAAATCTTAATTTTATAATCTTTGTATTGTTCCATAATACCTTTTACTTCGCCTAAGAAGTCTGCGGCTTGACTGTTACCAATACTACCACTCATATCGATAGCAATAGCAATATCAATAGTTTCTTCAAAATTCATACCAGGCAAAACAGCACCAGTATGCCAGCCTTTACGTGAAGGACGGCTGAACGTGTAATCGCTTTTAATTGTACTTTGAATTTGTTGTTGTATAATTTCACGCCAGTTCATTTTTGGTTCAGTAATTTCTTTAATTAATCGCTGAACACCAGCAGGAACGTTACCAGCACCGGCACTTTGCGCCGCTTGTATCATTGCTTCTTTTATTTCATCTTTTATTTGATCACGTTCTGCTTTAGTGTAAACAGGACGTTTACTTTTACCATCGCCGCTTTTACCCTCTTCGCCATCACCATCACCATCACCCCAGTCGATATGTTCGTCTAGCATTTCACCAAATTGTTCTAAGAATTCTTTGCCATTTTTTTCTGCTTGTTTGTATAAGTCATCATATACTGCTTCACTAGCCCATCCGCGATATTTAAAATCTTGAAAGCAATTTACAATGCTAGGAACTGATCCAATGCGATCATCAACTAGCGTATTGTTTACAATATAATCACATGAAATATTATACAAACGTGGATCTCTATCTTCTCTACGTTCTAAATGATCAAACACCATATGAAGGATTTCATGTGCTACAACAAATTCAATTTCTTTATTGTTCATAGCATTAAAGAATTGAACATTGTAGAACAAGTTGCGACCATCTACGGCAGCAGTAGGAAGCCAATCAGCACGTTGGATTTTTAAACGTGTAGCCATATTGCCAAAGAATGGGTGTCGTAATAATAAGCCAACACGAGCAGTAACAATCCGCTCGTATACTTCTTTATCCATTTCGACAAGTTGTTCTTCAGTTAAATCAGGATCTGGTTGCCATGTTCTTAATTCAGATGCTGTTTTTTCTGTAGACATTTTCATTGCTACATAGTGCGGTAAAAAATCTAACATGTTATTCCTCTCAGTGCCTATACACTTATAATACACTACTATTTACTTTTGTCAAGAGAAAAAGTGAGCAAGAATCAACTTGCTCACTTATAGACGCATTAAACTCCTTGTGCTGCTTTGATATACTTACCATATCTGTCATGAAACTCGTCAAAACATTCAATAGCATCAGGATCAATTGGTAAACTATACTGAGTCAACGCAAGTTTGATACCCATAACAACCAACTCTGTTTCAAAGTTATCCATAGCAAATCTAAGGAAATTATTTACTTTATTATCAAAGTTCTTGTCATTTTTATCACAAGCATCTTTTAACTCATAGCAAAGAGAAACAGTCAAGGAATACTTGGCACTGATTTCTTGTGTCTGTAACTCTTTAACTTTACCAGCAAGGATATCACTTGGATTTGGCATATTCCCAGCAATTTTTCGATGCGCCATAAATTTGACAGCAAGTCCTTCACCAACTGATCCAGCAACAAGATCTGTAGTTGTAGACTCGTCATCATCTTCGTCGTCGATAAGTTCACTTACAAAAGTCCATGAACGAGGAGAAGCAAATGATCGACTTGAACTACGAGGATCAAAATCATAAAGATCCCCTTTAGCAAACTGTAAGTAACCAACAACGTCTTTGTTGATTTTGTTTGCTACTGCCCACTCAAACCAATCGTCAAAATTGACAGCAAGTTCTAAGTGTACAAACCGGTTAGCCAACGGAGCAGGCATACGATATGTAACACCTTTGTCTGCTTCGCGGTTACCTGCCGCAACAATTACTACATTGTCGGGCAATTTATAATTACCAATTCTACGGTTTAGTGTAAGCTGATAAGCTGCCGCTTGTACAGCAGGTGCCGCAGAATTCATTTCGTCTAGGAACAAAGTAATGTGATCATACTTTGCTGCCATGGCCTCGTCTGGCAACTCCATAGGTGGAGCCCAAACCATTTTGCCTACATTGCTATCAAAATATGGAATACCTTTAATATCTGTAGGTTCCCATAATGATAGTCGAATATCAATCAAATGACTGTTAGGAAAAGATTCAGTAACCTGTCCTACAATATCTGATTTACCAATGCCTGGAGGCCCCCAAATGAACACAGGACGCTTTTTACGCATAGCCCGGCGTAAACTTGCTTTTGCCTTGTTCGGAGAAACTGTTCTCATATCTGACATATTTGTATTCCTTCTTGTTAATCAGTGCCTATACAACTATAATAGCATCTAATACAAATTTGTCAACCTGGAAATTCATATTTTTTTAAATTATTATACCAAATTATATCGTCTTTGTATGTTTTTTTACTTTGAATATTAACAAAATCAATAACTTCTTTTGGAGTTTGTGTAAGTTTATTGTACCAATTCAAATTTACCGTTACTTTGTTTTGTTTATATCTAGGTATGTTTAAAAAGTTTTGTAGATATACCATTTCGAAATATTTTGTATTTCCATAATCAAAAAAACTTTGGAATTGTGTATGGACATCGTCACTATGTTTAAAATTAGCAAAGTAATTTTTTACAAAGGTCATTGTCCATTTTTTATCACCTTCCCAAAATGCGAAATAACTTCTAAATCTTTCTATTGGATGTCTTACACTGGTGTAAACTTCATAATTGTCGTGGTCTGTGGTATAAACGACTTCCCAAGAGTTTTTATTGCTGTGTACCTGTGAAGTAAAAAATGAACTACCTAACCTTGCTTCACACCTAACTATACGCTTAAAATCATCATTCTTTGCTATCAATGTTGCTAGATCTTTTCATTGCTTTTGTTACACCATACTTACGCAAGTCACCACTAAAAAGTGTTAGTTCGACTGCTTTCTTTTCATTTGTAACATATATTGCTTTGTTTGTTAGATAATAAGGACAATCGATAAATTGATCTAAAAATATAATAACCTGTGTAGTCAATGGCATGTCCATTGGATAAGGAATATGATACGTTGCTAAGTCAATTTTAGAAAGCATATCAAAGCCTTCTTCTGTAAGGCGCAAACCACCACTATCTTTATCTCGTGTGTTTTGCCACCATATAGGCATATAATGTGTCACGTTTGTATCATCTGTAGTGTAACCAAGTTGACTTAAAAACAACTTAGTATATACAGTTTTATTCAATTCTATCGCCTTCTGTAAGTTTATATACACTAAAATCAGTAGTTTTAAACATTGAATTTAATTTTTTTGCTAAATTTAGAGCATGTCCTGGATTTGAAAAACTTGTTTTTTTATATTTAGGTCCGGGATAATTTGTTAGTTTGTTTTGCGATTTTAAATTAAAAGGTTGGTCTTTGTAGAATACAGCCCAGATTGCTTCTGCTTGAAGTATTTGTTCACTCTTATAGGTTTTGCTATCTACAAACTCCATTAATATATCGGGCTTTGGTCTACTCATGTGCGTATCCTCTAGTTATATACGCATATATTTATCATTTCTTGTAGACTATTTCCATTCTCCACTGCCGCCAAGCCTAACTTCTATCACTTCGTCTGATGCCCCTTGGTTATCTTTTACAAATTTTTCTAAGTCTCCGTTTAAACGTGCCATTACTATGCCTAATGTATAAGATAAATTTTTAGCATTAGCAATATCCAAACGTATTTCTTTAGCGTTACTTTTATCAGCCGCTTGAGTCTGTTTTATAAATTGTTGTATTGGGCCTGTGTTAATTGGATCTGTTGACATTGCTCAAGGTCATTCGCATTTCTAACTCTGTTTTAAAAGGACCCATAAAATCATTCCTTTCAATAGTAATTAGCTTTGGACAAAAACTTTTTAACCAGTTTACATTAAATTTTACAAGATAATACCCAGCACAATATACTGACTTTGATTTTTCACTTTTTGTAAATAACGGTAACTTACGCTGAATATCAAACATACTGTTATAAGGAGTAGTACGTGTAGGATATCCATGTACGGCTAATTCATTATTAGCTTCAGGTGTTGTAATGGTAGCAGTAAGAAAGTTTTTGCCAAATGTTTTTTCTAAGTCTCTAGCATTATTATAAAATTTTACATCACCTTGTTTACTGTAAATGTAACCATCTTCGTTTTTACTTAGTGTAGCAACTTTTTCACCTTTGTCTTCTACAATCCAAAATTTATCTTCTAATATAGGTTTAGCATTAATTGACATGTATGTATCTCGCTTGTAAAGGTTGCGCATAATGTTGTGCGTTATCAGCAATACGCTGAAGATCCCAACGGGCACAAAACTTCATAAGTCTCATACCAACTTGTGATATATTCTTGCTGGTTGCTGATTGGATAGTATTATTTATTTCTTGTCTAATATGATCGGGTTGTGCTGTTAAATCACACAGTGTAACATTACGTGTATAGTCGTCTAGCACACGATGTTCTACGCCTTCGTGATCTGCCCAACGTTGAAGCATCATGTTATTCCAGTTGTAGCCTTTGTTATCTTTGTCAGCAAATGCTTCTAACAAACCTACTTTGTTCTTTGTGCCTTTCTTGCGCACACCAGGGTAGGCACTAAAAACATTGTCGCTAGTGTCACCACGCATACATTTCTCAAAAAGCATAAATTCGGGTTGTGGAGCAGGCTTTGGCTCTCCTGTCTTCTTATCGCACACGGGCTTGCCTTTGTCATCAAAATATCCTTCATGGGTAATAGTAGTATTACTTACCCCATTATATTGACGCACATTAGGAGCAATTAATTGCGCAAAGTCACCGTCGGTACTAATGATAACATGATTGTCGTTAGGATGTGCTTGTACCCAGCCAGCAATAAGATCGTCTGCCTCTAGCACAGGATTTTGTAGTACAGTACAGTTAGTCTTATCTGTAACAAATTCTTTAAACTCATCAAATATTTCCCAAAACACTTTATCTTCTTCTGCTTCACGTGGGCTCATAGCATCACGATGTTCTTTGCGGTTGCGCTTGTAAGGCTCATAAAAGTCTTTGCGCCAACTACGTCCTTCTAAGCAGAAAACAACATGTGACCCATCAAAGTCCTGCCACGCTTTCTTAATACTGTTAAGGGTAATGTGCATTGCCATGCCAACTTTTGTATCAATATCGCCACGTACAACATGACGAGCACGAAAGAACGTGTTAGCAGTGTCAATTAGAATGTAAGTCATTAGAATGCCTCTTTATAGCCTTGTGTAATAGCAGTATAGTACATTTTTGTGCCTTCGTCAAGTGTTAATTTACTAGACAAATACTTATAAGTATCTCTATAAAAATCTATTTCAACAGTCTCCTTCCGGCGTCTTACACTAAAAGCCATACTATGATCGCCTTTTATAAGAATCATATTCTTAGCAACTTTCATGATACCTCGCTTTTGCCTTTGTCAATTGGCACAACATTAATATAACCTGTTTGAACATTAGAATCAATTTCTTCTTCCTGTAACATATTATATACTATATCTCGGAACCATCTGTCAACAATTTCTTCTTCGGGGTCTGCTTGTTCGCCATACCCATTTGCTATAAGTTCTTTAATGAAGTATGTATTCCAGTCAAGTTCAAAGAATCCATTACGAATGTTTTCTTGATTTACTTGCATATCTAACACATTTACCCAAGGCTCACCACGTTTAGTAGCAGCAGCCTTAGGATCAGTTTTATCTAGTACTGCTAGTTCTTTTTCTTCTAGTTCTTTTTCTTTAGCACTAATGCCTGTTATATCTTTAAGCCATTTTTTCATATAAGTTTCCTTATCTTTTCGTATTCCTCTTCGCTTTTGATGCCTTTTGGAATACTATCTAAGTTTTCTTTAAGTGCCCCAGGCATTTCCGAATAAGCTGATGTGTAGTCTTGGCGAGAACCTCCACCCTCGTTCCATACAGAGGTTCGCCACCTCTTGTACGTTGAGAGTGTATTCTTCCGACCTACCCCCAAGCGGCATGAGATATACAGGAACGTCCACGCCCGCTTCACGATACGAATCAACTGCTCTAGCAACTTCGTCAACATCACTCTGATCAGCAACAACAAACTTAAAATACATATCGCTGCCATCAACAAGGGAATACTCACGAGCAACATCAGGCTTAATAGCATCATCCCAAGACTCGCCCGAAACGGATAGTTTGGGAGAACAGCTAAAAGTGAGCTGAATTCGTTCATGCTTGCTGAGGTAGTTGTAGAAGTCATCGTGTAGATGCTGTGTAGTGTTGGTTTCGATTGTGACATTTTTTAGATCCTGCATACGTGGGTGTTCAAATAGTTCTACATACAGTCGTTGCCACGCCAACAAAGGTTCACCGCCTGTAAGTATAAGGTGAACGTCCTGTCCGTTATCCATAGTCCATTTACCTTCTGGCAATAAACTAAGCAAATGCTCTACAACTTCGTCTACGCTTTTAAGCATATTGAAGTGTTTAAATTCTGGATAGATACTTGCGTATGTATCACAGCCTGTGTGTACAATAGGTAAGTCGTTAAACTCTTTTGTAGTTTCATGAACACCGTCATCTAGTAGTTGTTTTACTTCTGCGTTATAACGTTCACCACGAGCATGTTGCTCCCAACGATCGCCAACACTTTTATCAACACCAAAGTTCATACAACGGAAGTTACAACCGAAGGTGCGTAGGAATACACTAGGTACTCCTACAAACTTGCCTTCGCCTTGTACACTATAAAAAGCTTCGCTATAACGTAACTTCATTACAGCTCCTCCGCTATGCCAAGTAGTTCAGCAACAAGAAAACCACTTGCCAACCATACTACACTGCCTGTATACAAGCATACAGCACATCCTGCTATACGCACAGCACTTTTAACTAAACTAATATAAAAGTGTTTTTTACTTACATCTACTGGTTCTGTCATCGTGGTGAGTATCCTTGTTGTAATTTAATATTATCCATAAACTCTTTTTTAACAGCATCATCTGACTTGAAACAACCTTTTAGCACAGTTGTTTGTGTAAGACTGCTGTGCGCTTGAATACCACGATTCTCGCAACAACCATGTGTAGCTTGGATATAAACAGCAACATCGTTGCTGCCAGTTGCTTTCATAATTTCTTTAGCAATATCCATAGCGAGTTCTTCTTGTAGTGTTCCACGTCTAGCACACCATTGGGCAATGCGTGTGTATTTACTAAGTCCAATAAGTGTATCAGCAGCAATGATACCAATATACGCCACACCTTTAACAGTTTGGTGATGATGTGAACACATGCTTGTAAGTTCACTGCGAACAACCAACATACCATCATAACGATCTTCTGTATGGTTAGGAAATGCTGTAGCATTAGGCATTGGGTCATACCTTCCGCTCAACAATTCTTTAACATACATTTTCGCAAGACGTCTTGCGGTGTCCATAGAATTAGGATCATTATCAGTGTCAATTACAAGGCTTTGTAAAACACCTTCAAATTTTATAGTAAGTTCTTCAATGAGCTCTTCACGCTCACCTTCTTCGATATACTGGCTGATGTTGTCACCAGCCCAGTATCTGCCTCCAGCTTCTTTAAGTCTAGATCGAATCTTATGAGAGGCATAAGTGTTTAAGTCTTCTGTCATTTTATTCTCCGAGTTATAGACGAGGATGTCTATTGTTTATAGTAACATTATTTAGATAAAAAGTCAAGAAAAATGTTTTTGTAACATTTCAATGCGATCTTCTGCCGCAGCCATTTTATCAAGTTCTTCTTGAATCGCTTCAACAATATCACTATGCTCACCAATACCAACACTTTGATTCATATAAACCAAAATGTTAGTTTTAGCTCTTTCAAGCTCACCTTCGGCGTGCATTCTTGCTGCTTTAATTAATTGTGCTGACATACTCATTTGTTATTCTCCTTCTGTGTCTGTCTTGCTTCATACTCTGCTTTTTTCTCGAGGTATTGTTCCTCTGTTAGTTTGTGCCAACCTATACATCTACCAGTTGGCGATCTGCCACAAGTACAACTCATCGTTCTCTCCATCTAACTACTTTAGTAACTCTTTTGTTCCAAGTTTCAGCATGTTCCTCAGCTTCATGTCTGGTATTAAATAACATTGGATGAATTTGAAACATAGGTGCTTCGGTATCTTCAGTCACGTAAATCCAGTCATCAGCAGACAACATTAACTTTATAGCATACTTAGTCTTCATTTAATATTCTCCACGTCATTTCTTTATCGTGTTCTTTGAGGAAGTCTTCTTCGCCTGCGTAGGTTGAACACTTACGCAATTTTTCTTCCACATACCAAAGGATTTCGTAAAGCTCTTGCTTACATCCCCAAGTCACAAATCCATCCATACGAGGATCAGATTCTGCCCACGATATTTTACTTATCTCGTTTTTAATATCTTTAAGTGACCATTCTTTTATCATACATTTTCCCACGGAAACACTACCCAAGTGTCTTGCTCGCTTGTGTCAATTTCTTCCCAATAATAGTCTACACCGTCAAACTTTGTATGTGTCTTTTCACAAAGAGCAGCAAAGCGAACATTTTGGTTCCATACGTCTTGCCATCCTTCGTGTCCGGGCAAGCAACCAGATTCCCAGTCTTCTTTGATCCATTTAAAGGTTGCGCCAGTGTCGTTGATATCATCTACAATAAGGATATTTTTACGCATCTTCGGCTGACAAGTACCTTTACCGTATACATCGTCACGATCGGGTTTGTACAAGTATCCGAACGCATCCTCTGCCATCCAGCAGTTACTTTCTGGTCCTTGCTTATCTTTGTTATCTCTAAGCCTTACGTCTAAACAATAATGTGTAACATCAATCATGTGACTTAACACAACACTTATAGGTAATCCGCCTCTGTTGATACCGACAATATAATCAGGTCGCCAACTATCTTTATACATTTGAGTAACAATGTTACTAATGCCTTTCATTACGTCTTCCATGCTATATTCTTTTTCAATCATTTTTTCCACTCATCCATATCAGTTTTTATTGTTGTTATTTCTTCGTTTGCTATGCCTGCTGCCATAGACTGAACTTGTTCGAGCATATGTTTACACTGCGCTTCGTCAAATGTTTTGTCTGCTAGTTCACTAAATTCATTTCGTAAACGATGAGCTTGAATACATAAATCTTTCATGGTATTAATACGCTCTATCCATTGCTCAATACTGTGTTTCATCATAGTCTCCGAGTTGTGTTTGTAGTTTTAATAAAATATCAAAGTTATGTTCTACTATGTGTGATAATTTGCTGTAGAGCATTTTACACTCGTCTATACTATAGTT